CGTCTTCAACCAGGGTGGCATCAACCGTGCCATCAACGCTCACACCATCAAGAAGGTCCAGCGAGTCATCGCCGAGGCGATCTGGTTGAAGCGGGCACCCGGCTCAACGCTCACCGCCGCCGACGCCATCCGCATCAGCAAGGGTTACCTCGACAACATCCTGAAGCAGCAGAACCTCAGCGACCTCGACCGCTCGCTTATGCTTTCGTCCGACAAGGCCGACGTTCTGAAGCAGGGCATGATGAACGCCGGCCTTGCGGCTGACGAGGCAGAGGACGTCCTGAAGAGGGCAGGGCTTCGCAAGGATGGGGAATCACCGTTCCCTCGCGCCCGCACCCGCCTTGACCTCGACGAGACGCACAGCCACACCTACACACGGCCAGACGGCACAAGGGCCACCGTGTCGATCGCTGACCTTCTGGAGAACGATGCACTGGAGATCAGCCGCAACTACGCCCGCCAGATGGCCGGCGCGGGCGCAATGGCCGAGGTGTTTCGTGTCTCGGCTCGGGCGCCCGACGACATCATTACGTCGACCGCCACGCTCCTGAAGCGGGCCGAAGAGTCGCTTGACGAGTACGGCGTCAGCAAGGCGAGGCAGGCGTTCATTCTGGGTCGTCTCGACACCGCGATGAAGAGCGTGCTCGGTATCCCGCTTGGCAGGAACGGAGCCTTCGCACACACGCTCCGCACGGCCAGAAGCCTCAACTACCTCGTCCGCGCCGGTCAGTTCGGGTTTGCCCAGGCAGCCGACGTCGGCAGCGTGCTTGCCAACAGCACGTACAAGGCCATGCTCAACTCGATCCCGGTGCTTCGAGACATCGCCAAGCAGGTGCTCGACGGCACCGTGTCGCCGCGATATCTCGACGAGATCGAGCAGTTGTGGGCCCTTGGCCTTGACCGCCGCCTCAACCCCGTCACCAGCAAGTTCGACGACGCGGGATCGTTCGCCGAGTACGCCGGCCTGAACAGGCTCGATCGCGTCATGGAGTCCGGCAAGCGAGTCATGTCAGACGCATCGTTCTTGTCTGGCATCAACATGTTCCTCCAGAAGTGGGCCGGAGCCAACGCCGTCAACACTTGGATCGACATTGCCTCTCGGAGCAAACTGCCAAGCGCCGCTCGCCTCGCGTCGATGGGCATGGACGAGGCGATGGCGAAGCGAATCATCAAGCAACTCAACGATCCAAACATCGTCGAGACTGTGCCGGGGCTTCTCGGTCGCCGCATCAAGGCCATCAACGAGTCGAGGTGGAAGGACCGCGAGGCGTTCGCCGCGTTCGTCGTCGCGGTTGATAAGTGGTCCCGCCGTGTCGTCCAGCAGAACGACATCGGCCAGATGGCGCCGTGGATGACCACCGACGCTGGCCGCACCATCACCCAGTTCCGGTCCTTCGCAATCGGCGCGTGGGAGAAGCAGTTCCTTTTCAACACGCAGATGATCGCGAAGGGCGATGGACAGGCGTGGGTTGCAGCCATCGTCCCGATGTTCTTCGGCGGACTCTCGTACATGGCGTTGACCCACATCAACTCGATAGGCCGCAAGGACGCCGATAAGTACCGTAAGAACATGCTCACGCCCGAGAAGGTCGCCTTCGCAGCGTTCGCCCGTGGCGGCTTCTCCAGCCTCATCCCGATGGCGGTCGACACTCCTCTCTCGTGGATGGGCTACGACCCCGTGTTCTCGTTCTCTCGCACAAGCGGCATCGAGAACGACCCACTCTTCGGCAACCCCACGCTCACCGCGCTTTGGGAGGGCAAGAACCTTGCCCGCACGCTGCGTGCGCCGCTTGACTCGAACTACGAGTACAGCCAGGAAGACCTGCGAGCGGCCCGTGTGCTCCTCCCCTTCCAGAACCTCACAGGCGTCCGCAACGTCCTTGACGCCATCCAGACTCGGCTTCCCAGGCGAAGCCAGGAAGGATTCAGACGATGAGCACACTCGAAGAATCCGGCCAGCCCAGCATGGAGGCCCTTCGTGGCGACACCGCCGACCTCCTCGACGGCTACCTCTACAAGCTCCTCCAGCAGGGCGGCATCCGCGTCCAAGTCACAGACGAGAACGGGCTGTCGAAGGTCGAGATGATCGACCTGACCGCCGCCATGCTCAATGTCATCCGCCAGCGGGTGAAGGACCTGAAGCTCGGCGGGCTTGCGGTTGAAGGCTCATCCACCGCCGACCTCATCAAGAAGGCCGAGAGCCGCCTGAAGTTCGCCGGTAAGCCCGTCCTCCCGCCAGTTGATACGCGCACGTCAGACGCCGCAACGGGCTAATACATGACCAACGCCGCCGAGATGATCGCTCGCCTGCGCGACGATCCTGTGTTCTTCGCCGAGGAAATCTGGAACGATCGCAACCTCAACCGCTACGCTCCGCTCGGGGAAGAAGAGAAGGACATCATCCGGTTCGCGTGCGGCATTGGCCTACCGAACAAGTTCCGGGGCATCCTCGCGCCACGCAAGATCGGCAAGACCCACTTTGGCACCGCCGTCCTCGCCCTCTGGCGACTGTTCCGCGACCACGACCGCCGCATCCTCATCGTCTCGAAGTCGCAGGGCGAGGCCAAGAAAACGGTCAAGCTCCTCCGCGACTGGATCGACACGATCTGGTTCCTCCAGCACCTTCGCCCAGGCCCGAACCAACGCGACAACCGCGACATGTTCGACGTTGGGCCTTCCTCGCCCAATCGTCAGGCTAGCGTGACCGCGATGGGCATCGACGGCCAGCTTCCGGGCAACCGAGCACACACGATCATCCCCGACGACGTGGAGACGCCGGCGAACACCGAAACCTTTGACGCCCGCAACAAGCTCGACGAGGCGGTCAAGGAATTCAAGTTCATCCTCTACGGCGAGTTGCCCACAGACACCGAGCGGGAACGCACGAACACCGACCCCACCGAGATCGTCTACATCGGCACCTACCACCACGAGGAAAGCCTGTACCTGAAGCTGAGCGAGCCAGCACGCGGCTACCTGTTCCGCTCGTGGCCCATCCTCTACCCACGAAGGGATCAGGACATCCTGAACCTCGCCCCGCTCATCCAAGACCGCCTGGAGCGAGGCGAGAAGCATCCGGGCGACATCGTGTTCGCCCACCGCTTCGACCGCGTTGCGATCGCCGACCTCGAAGCCGAGGGCACACGCTCGTTCGGCATGCAGTGCATGCTCGTCAGGAACCTCGGCGAGGTGAATCGCTACCCGCTACGGCTCGCAGACATCATGGTCCTCGACCTCGACCCACGCAAGGCGCCCGCTAGCCTTACGTGGGGTAAGAGCGACTCCAACGGGTCAACGGCCATCACCGACCTCAACAGCCTTGGGTTTGGCACAGACCGCTTCCACAGGCCCGTGTTCATCGACCGTGAGTACGTCCCCTACGGACCCACGATCATGTTCATCGACCCGTCAGGTCGCGGCGCCGACAACACCGGCGTGGCGATCGGCAGCCTCATCAACGCCCTCATCTACGTTCGCCACGTCAAAGGCTACCCAGGCGGCTCCAGTGCCGAGGCGATGCTTGAACTCGCCACCGCCGCCGCAAGGTACAGAGTCTCCAAGATCGTCATCGAGGACAACTTCGGGCGAGGCATGTTCCAGCAGCTTCTCGAACCCGTCGTCCGCAGCCTGTTCGTGAAGCCGGGCGAGAGCACCAGCGACCCTGACGGGTGGGGTTGCAACATCGAGAGCGTCAACGCCACCGGACAGAAGGAACTAAGGATCATCGACACGCTGGAGCCCGTCATCGGCAACCACCGCGTCGTCTTTGACCGCTCCGTCGCCGCGAACACGGATCTACAGCACCAGATCACCCGGATCACACGCCAGCCCAAGTGCCTGAAGCACGACGACGAGATCGACGCCCTCGCCGGCATGGTCAAGGCGTTCCAGCAGGAACTCGCAGGCGATCCAAGGGAGATCCGGCGCCGCCAGGAAGAGGACGCCCTTCTCTACGAGTCGCTCGCGTTCGCCCGTGAATGCGGCCTCACCGACACCTCGGACAACGTGATCAATCACCGTGGATTCAAGCGCAGATAGGAGCCTCCATGCCGAAGCCGAACCCGGGCCTTTCCGAGTACACCGTCGACGACCTCATGCGCGAGGTGTGCCTTCGGTGCGCCGTCGTCTCCGCAGTCATCATCGTCCCCGAGAACGACTCTTCCGGCCAAGTGCGGTCCTACAGCTACGGAAACCGCTTCTGCCGGCTCGGAATGCTCGAAGCCGAACGCACAAAGCTCGTCAGGCAGATCGAGGAAGAGGACACCGAATCAATGGATTTGAACGACGAGGAAGAGGATGAATAGGGGGATGGGGGGGCTTGTGGCAATGTTGCCACAAGCCCCCCTCCCCAGATG